AAGAAAGAAGAGAAAAAAGAAGAGAAAGAAGACGAAGACAAGAAAAAAATGAAAAAAGAACTTGACGAAGCTTATTCTGTGATTAAATCTCTTAAGTCTGAATTAAACGAGATTAACTTGTTAAATGCTAAACTTCTTTACACTAACAAAATCTTCAAAGCTAAAAATTTGAACGAAAGTCAAAAAGTAAAAGTGTTAAGTTCGTTTGACAAAGCTACTACAGTAGGTGAAGTAAAATTAGTATTTGAAACTTTAAACGAGGGTATTAAAGTAAAATCAAATTTAATTAAAGAAAACTTAGGTAGTGCTTCAAAATCGACAATTACACCAAGTGTTAAAAAACCAATCGTTGAGTCAAACGATGCATTCTTACGTATGCAAAAATTGGCTGGAATAATTTAATTAACAATTTAAAACAAAAACAAACAAAATGTCAAGTATTAATTCTTTATTAGAAAGCTCGGCTTCTGGATGGAAAAACATGCAGAACGATGCTGCTCGTATGGCCTCTAAATGGGGTAAAACGGGATTATTAGAAGGATTAAATAGCGAAGTTGATAAAAACAACATGGCTATGATCCTCGAAAACCAAGCAAAACAACTTGTTGTTGAGCAATCATCTACAAACATTAATGGTGGTTCATTTACAGTAGGACAAGGTGAGCAATGGGCTGGAGTAGCTCTTCCATTGGTACGTAAAGTATTCGGTTCTTTATCATCTAAAGAATTCGTTTCTGTACAACCAATGAATTTGCCTTCTGGTCTTGTATTCTTCTTAGACTTCCAATATGGACAAGACAAAAATGCTCCTGCTGGAAACTTTGGTCCTGCTGGAGATACTTATGCAGCTAGCTCATCTATGTATGGTAACACTAACCCAGGTGCTGGTGTAGATCCTTCACAAGGTCTTTATGGTGCTGGTAGATTTGCTTATTCAATCAACCAATTTTCAGCTTCTGTAGGTACTACTGTAGCAACCTCTTCTTGGGCTGATGTAAATTATGATTCGCAATATCAAACAACTACTCAGTCTTTAACATCTGTAACTATCAACACTAATGCTTTAACTCGCCCAGATCTTAAAGGTGTTCGTGCATTTGTATTAGCTTCAGGTTCAACTTATACTGCTGCAACTGCAAATTTATTATTACCTGAATACACTAGAGTAAATGCTGCGGGTACTACTATTACCTTTGTTTACAATGCTGCAGTAGCAAGTGCTGATGTACCAACTAATGCTACTACATCTTCAATTTTCTACAACTATCAACCGGCTGACAACTTCCGTGGTGATTTCGAAGATAACAGCGGTGCTGGTTATCCAAACGCTGAATCTACAGCTGCTGATCAATTAGCTATTCCTCAAATCAACATCCAAATGAAATCTGAGGCTATTGTTGCTAAAACACGTAAGTTAAAAGCACAATGGACACCAGAATTCGCTCAAGATTTGAACGCATATCAATCTTTGGATGCTGAAGCTGAATTGACTTCAATCATGAGTGAATACATTGCATTAGAAATTGATCTTGAAGTAATTGACATGTTGATCCAAGATGCATCTGCTGCAGATGAATACTGGTCAGCTCAATCAAATAACATATTAGATGCTAATAAAACTGCTTGGGGTCAAAATGCTGGTTACTTTAACACACAAGGTCAGTGGTTCCAAACTTTAGGAACGAAAATGCAAAAAGTTAGTAACAAAATTCACCAAAAGACATTACGTGGTGGTGCAAACTTCGTTGTATGTTCTCCAACAGTTGCTACAATCCTTGAATCAATCCCAGGATTTGCTGCATCTTCTGATGGTGATGTAACAAAAGCTAACTATGCATTTGGTATCCAAAAAGCTGGTCAAATGAACAACCGTTACACAATTTACAAAAACCCTTACATGACTGAAAACTTAATGTTAATGGGTTATAGAGGATCTCAATTCCTTGAAACTGGTGCGGTATTTGCTCCATATGTACCTCTAATCATGACTCCATTAGTATACGATCCAGACACTTTCACACCAAGAAAAGGTCTATTAACTCGTTATGCTAAGAAAATGATCCGTCCTGAATTCTTCGGTCGTATCTTTATTAATGATTTGAACGTACTTTAATAAGTAGCAAATAGATCGAATATGAAGAGCCTGGCGAAAGCCAGGCTTTTTTTTATTTTTTCCAATATTTATCAACAAATATAGTTATATGAATGATTTTAATAGAACTGCCGAAGCGCAGGAAGTTTTCAAAGCAAAACGCAAACCAAAAGGACCTATAAAATTTAACATTCAACTGAATGAAGAACAAAAATCGGCTAAATCTAAAATTTTAACCAATACTGTAACTATATTACGTGGCAAAGCAGGATCTGGTAAATCTTTACTTGCAGCAAACATTGCTCTTGATTTACTATTTAATAAGGAAATAGAAAAGATTATCATTACCCGACCAACTGTAGTAGCAGGACAAGATATTGGATTCCTACCAGGTGACGTTAATGAAAAATTAGCTCCATTTACAGCTCCTGTGTATGAAAACATGCATCGTTTATACAATAAAGAAAAAATTGAAAAATGTATAGCGGAGGGTGAAATAGAAATTGTACCTGTATCATTTATGCGAGGTAGAAACTTTACAAATTGTTTAGTTGTAGTAGATGAAGCACAAAACTTAACAGACAATCAAACTGAACTACTTTTAACCCGTATTTGTTCCGGTAGTAAAATGATATTTTGTGGTGATGCTGCTCAAGTTGACTTACGAGATAAAAAAACATCTGGGTTTGATGTTGTATGTAAACATATGAAAGAAGTGCCTGGATTTAACGTAATTACATTAGAAAAAAACCATAGACATCCAATAGTAGACGATATTTTAGAAGTATACAAATCTTTCAGAGGCTAGCCATATTTATAAATAAAATATAAATGGCCAATTTGTATGTAACCATTACTGAGGAAATTACTCTTCCAAATAATACTACTGAAAAAACGTATGTCTTTAAAAATATACAGGGAATTAATCAAATAGTTCGCCGTGTAGATACCATTGCTACAACTTTTAGTGGCTCAGGCATTGAAATTATTCGCTTTTGTAATAGTGAAGAAGAACAAACTGGTGGAGCATTTGTAAAACAAGATGTACAGTATATTCGAATTACTAACCTATCAACCCAATATAATACCTCAGTATATCTAGTTGCAAACGATAATACCGAAAGTGCTATATTTGATTTAGGCCCTGGAAAATCTATAATGTTAGGGGATACTGAAATAAATACTCCATCAATTAACGATTATGTAGTAGATGGATATGTTGATGAAGCTTATTATAGTGAGTTTATATATTTAAGTTCTATAAAAGCAAAAGCAATCGGAGGAACTACACAATTAGAATATTTTGTAGCATCCACTTAATATTTATAAATAAAAAAAAATGGCAAATTTAACTTTAAGACAAGTAAAAGGTTCTCCTCTTACCATCTCTGAAATGGATGGTAATTTTGAGTATTTTACTGGCTCATTTACCAATACAGGAATTATCACCGCTCAAGGATTTAGTGGATCTTTTACAGGAAGTATTGCTACAGCATCTTATGTAAATCCTTTAGAACAAGATGTTCAACTTACTGGATCTTTAACTATTAATGGTGGAGCATTCATGAACTTTACTACTCAATCAGTACCATTAACTATACCTACAGGATACAATGCATTATTAGTTGGTCCATTATACAATTCTAGTTCAATAATTGTTTCTGGAACATTAGTAATTATATAATAAGATAAAATCATAAAAAAATGAGTACTTTAAAAGTTAATAATATTGAACCTACCTCAGGAAATTCTTTAATAATTTCAAGTAGTACAGTCACAATCCCAGGAGATTTAACAGTAACTGGAAATATTAATGGAAATATTAGCGGATCCATAGAAATTGGTGGCTTTATAAGTATTGCTGGAGGCGCTAATCAAACAATGACAGTTTCAGGATCTTTAATTGTATCCGGAGGAAATACATTCCACAATATTGGGGCAATGACAACTGGTTTTAGCAATGTTGTTGCTTCTGGAAGTGATGCAATGGCTCAAGGTTGGTATACTACTGCAAATGGAACTGGTTCACATGCTGAAGGTGGAGCATCTATTGCTAATGGGATGATTTCACATGCCGAAGGAGGATACTTTTATTATAATCCTAATGTTGGATTATGGTACAATGCTACTATAGGTGGAAATGCTATTGGTATGGGTTCTCATGCTGAAGGAGTTTATACACATGCTTATGGAATAGGCTCACATGCTGAAGGTGGAGGTACTACTGCAAATGGAGACAACTCTCATGCTGAAGGTGGGTATGTTACTGCATCTTTTGATGCAAACACCAACACACTTACAGTTCTTATAGCTAACGGTGGTAGAACAGATGCTAATGGTTCTCATGCTGAAGGCGCTGACACAAGAACACTTTCAACAGGTTGGTATTCACATGCTGAAGGTATTAACTCAAGAACAGCTGGATATGGTTCACATGCTGAAGGCACTAATACAAGAACTGATGGGTCAGGCTCACATGCTGAAGGATATTACACTTCTGCTTCAGGTAACTATTCACATGCTGAAGGAAAAGAAACATTCGCTATAGGAACTTATTCACATGCTGAAGGAGAAAGTACTTCTGCTCAAGGAACAGGTTCACATGCTGAAGGAAAAACTACATTTTCTATTGGTAATTATTCACATGCTGAAGGTGATGGAACTCAAGCAAGTGGATATGTTTCACATGCTGAAGGAACTCAAACAGAATCTCAAGGAACAGGTTCACACGCTGAAGGGAATGAAACAGTTGCTCAAGGTGATTATTCACACGCTGAAGGAAATCAAACATCAGCAATAGGAGTTAATTCCCACGCTGAAGGTAATCAAACAACCGCTTTAGGACAATCTTCCCATGCTGAAGGTTGGGGAACAATTGCTTCTGGTTCATATCAACACGTAATAGGTACTTTTAATACTCAAGGAGATGATAGTTCACGATTTATCGTTGGTAATGGATCTGGAAATAGCACCCGTTTAGATGCTTTTAAAGTAAGCAACAACAACTCAATAGTCATCCCACAAACCCAATCAGCTGCTCCATTTTGGACAGGAACTGATGGAGAAATTGTTCCCGCAACAGTAGGAGGTCAATATTTTCTTTACATGTGGATGAACGGAGCTTGGAGATCAGGTTCATTTGCTTAAAAAAATAAAAAAATATTTAAAATTTAAGGCACCATTTAGGTGCCTTTTATTTTTCTTCTAATATTTATAAACAAAATAATCAATGAGTACATTAAGAGTAAACGAACTTCTCCCTACCTCTGGAGATATTATCACTTTAAAGGGTGAAGTATTAATTGAAGGTAAAGACGGAAATATAATAATAGGAGGAACTGGATCTTCTGACCTTTCAGCTTCATATGCTGCCACAGCAGGATGCGCTAGCAATATTAACATTTCTACCATTGTTCCTGGTGACACAACAACTTCCGTAGTTTTAGTAAACGATCAAGCTGTAGGTTGCCAATCACCATTTATTGACTCTGGTTTAACATACAATGCTGCTACAAATATATTAAACGCAACTGTTACAACTGCTACAATTGCTACAAGTTCTTTAACTGCTTCATACGTTAATCCATTAAATCAAAACGTAACAATAAACGGAAATGTAACAGCAAGTGGAGACATTAGACTTACCACCTCAGGAAGTGCTGTTGTTCGTCCTATAATTAATTTAGTACCTACTGGAACTGCTTCATTTGACCCAAATTCAACAAATACTACTACATATTCAAATTACGGAATTAACGTAATTTCCACAGCATCTTCTCAATCATATTGTTTAAGATTACCTCAAACACCTACTCAAGGTAAAACAGTTACACTTATTAATAAAAGTGGTATAAATGTTCTTGTTTTTCCAAGCGTAATAGGTGGAGATATTAATGGAGTAATTGATGGATATTTAGTTATACCATCTGATGGTAAATCATATTCATTTGATTGCTATGAAAATCCACTCCCCGGTGGATGGGCAGTAACAAATGTTAACGCACCATCAACAACAATTACTTCTGGGGTTATTAATTATAATTATACTTCATCAGCGGGTAATATTGCCTTTGTAAATGATTCAATTAAAGTAAGTGGAAGTAATTTAAGTGGTACTAATGCATATGATGGACTAAATACCCCACAATATGTTATAGGTAGTTCTATAAATGCTTTTGGGGGAGAAAATATTTTTGGAAGTATTTATCCTGATACTACTATTGGACAAAACGTATGGAAATCTATTGATAGTATTCAAGTTTTAACAAATCTTTCCGCTAGTAATGTACAAGCATATTTAAGACTTACATTAGGAACTACTATTGAATATTATCAAAATTCAAGCCCAACAGGACCAGTTACTCCATATTACCCTCTTGGACAATATAATGCTTTTAATACAAATGTAGTAACTCCATGGATTGATAACCATCCGGGAACAACAAATTCATGGATGTCTACAGCAATTCAACTCCCACTACAAACAACCTCTGTTGTTCCTGGAACATTTGTTTCTTCTTCTCAAAGCCCATATACCTCAGATAATGTTGGAGACCCAGGAACTTTAATAATTAATATCCCATCTTTACCAACATATACTGCTGCTGGTGGTGGATTTAAAATGCTAGGAAGAAATTATATAGGATCATTTAATAATTCTAATCAAGGATTACTTGACGCATATTATGTTGCTGAATTTTGTCCTATTTTTAGTTTAAGTGTTTTTGATAATTTATTTAACAATGTTAATAATGTTCCTAATGCTAAACTTCAAGTATCTTACAACGTATCACTTTAATTAAAAATAAAACATCATGCCATTTATATCTTTATACAGCGCAATTTTAGAACAAGTCCCAACTAATATTATTCCTAATACTGGATCTGATTCTAGAAATACTATAGACGGAACATGGGAAAAAGCAGATACTGGATCCTTTTATTTTTTATCATCTGGTTCATTTACAGGACTTTCTGGAAGTTATACAGGAAGTATAGGGGCTTATTTAACTTATGCTCCTTCTTCTTCAAATGATACAGGAAGCATAATATTCTCTATAGCTAATGATAGTACAGCAAGTTTAAAAACTACTTTTGATCCATCAACCTTTACCCTATCAGACTCAGTTATTCAAGGGGTATGTACCATTGATATAGGAATTAATTATATAGGAGATTAATTTTTTAAAAAACAAATATTTAACAAAGTAGGGCCTCTAAATGAGGCCCTTTTTTTTCATATTTATAACAAAATAGCAACATGAACATTCCTATTTGGCCCGGCTCAAGTTCATTCCAACCAGGAGATACACCATTTGGATTTTACGATAATGATTTTCAATTTCAACAAGACGCAGATAAATTTGCAAAATTTGCTTCTCAACGTTTAGGATATCCTTTAGTTGAAGTTGAATTGCAAGATCTTAACTTTTATACAGCATTCGAGGAAGCTGTAACAACTTATGGAAACGAATTGTATGCTTATCAAGTAGCAGAAAATCTATTATCTTTTCAAGGTAATCCTCAAGTAATAGGTTCTGCAAATGATAGAATTATTCAAGAAAATATGGCATCTGTTATTCGCTTATCTCAACAATATGGAGAAGAAGCAGGTGTTGGGGGTACAATAGATTATCATACAGGTTCTCTTGATTTAACAGCAGGGCAACAAAATTATGATATGAACCAATGGGCTTTAGATAATGGAATTCAAGGCCGTATTGAAATTAAACGTGTGTTTTATGAAGCACCACCTGCAATTACACGTTATTTTGACCCATATGCTGGAACTGGTACTGGTATGATGCAAATGCTTGATAGTTTTGGATGGGGTTCATATTCACCTGCAATTAACTTTATGTTAATGCCTATTAACTATGACTTACAGAAAATACAAGCAATAGAACTTAACGACCAAATTAGAAAATCTCAATTTACATTTGAACTTGTAAACAATAACTTACGTATTTTTCCTATTCCATTAGGAGGAGGTAGACAAAAATTACGATTTGAATATATTTTAGAATCTGATAGAAATATACCATATGTTCCTAGTACTGGACAAGACATGATTACTAATGCTTCAAATGTACCATATCAAAACCCTACTTATAGACAAATTAATTCAATTGGTCGTCAATGGATATTTGAATATGGATTAGCTATAGTAAAAGAAATTTTAGGATATGTTAGAGGAAAATATTCTACCCTCCCAATCCCAGGGTCTGAAGTTACCTTAAACCAAGGAGACTTAATTTCCTCAGCTACAACAGATAAAACGGCACTAGTAGAACGTTTAAGAACATATTTTGATACTACTTCTCGTAAAACATTACTTGCTAATAAAGCAGAAGAAGCAGCTAGCCAAAAAAATATATTAAACGACGTTCCAATGACAATTTTTATAGGATAACATGGCATTATTTGGTACACAACGTGATGTTTCTTTATTTAGACACCTTAATCGTGAGTTGTTATGGGATATTATTACACAACAATGTGTATTTTATCAATTAAGAACAGCTGAAACTAAAGTTAACATTTATGGTGAAGCAGCAGGTGCTAGATACTATGAAGAACCTGTGCTTTTAAACGTGTTAATCGATAGAGGTGACTTCTCCAGCCCAGTTGATGACTTTGGTGTAACTACTGATAGACCAATGACATTTAAATTTTTACGTGACGATTTACGTGGTAAAAATCCTGTCAATTCTGGTGGAGGTCCTGATATAGGTAATTATAATGGTACACCTTATGGTGCTGATATTCTTCCTGAAGTAGGAGATATCATAATGTGGAATGATTCATATTGGGAAATCGATAATGTAAACGATAATCAATTATTTGTTGGAAAAGACCCAGCATACCCATATAATGAAAACCCATTAAACCCAGGATTAGATAATTTCGGTACAAATTTATCCGTTATTTGTACAGCACATTACGTACCTGCAGATAAAGTACAAATTACTAGAGAAAGAATATAATATGCCATCAGCTAGAAAACCTAATCCGAAATCTCAATTAGAGATACAAAATAGCCAGATAGAACCATATGTGTTCCCTGAAACGGGTGAGTCTTATGGTAATCCTAACACACCATCTCAATTTAATCAATTTACAGATAAAAATCAAAGCGGAGTAGATTTTAATCGTTCCGAACAAATGTCATTTAAAAATGACACAACAAAACCATTTACAGTAGGTCTTCAAGATATTGACGAATCTATAATGTATTACTTCCAGAATGTTATTCGCCCAACTGTTTATCAAAATGGGAATAGATTAGCAGTACCTGTAATATATGGTTCACCTGAAAAATGGAAATCAGTTCAAAAAGACGGATACTATAAAGACAAAAATGGTGCTATTATGGCTCCGTTAATTATGTTTAAAAGAGATACAATTGATAAAAACCGCTCTTTAACAAATAAATTAGACGCTAATACACCCCATTTATATGCGTCTTGGATGAAAACATATAATCCAAAAAACGCATATTCAAATTTTAGTGTATTAACTAATCGAATCCCTGTACAACAATATGTAGTTAATGTAGTACCTGATTATGTTACTTTAACATATTCTTGTGCTATTCAAACATACTACGTTGAACAAATGAATAAAATCATTGAAGCAATCAACTATGCTTCAGATTCATATTGGGGAGACCCAGAACGTTTTAAATTTAAAGCATCTATTGATTCATATTCTACAGCAATAGAAATATCAGATTCAACAAATCGCATTATTAAAGGAACATTTTCAATTAAATTATTTGGATACATTGTTCCTGACACTATTCAAAAAGAGATTACAGCTATTAAAAAATATAATAGTAAAGCTCAGGTTATCATTACAGCAGAAGTAGTTAATAATTTAAATAGTAAATAAAATGGCAGCAAAAGCAAAAGGACAAGCAGTAATTTCATTTGTACGTAAACCTAAAAAAAGAAGACCAGGAGTTCATGCAAAATCAAAAGCTAGTAAAAGTAAAACTAGCAAAAATTATGTAAAAATGTATATTTCTCAAGGAAAATAACATATTTATAATAAAATAAATTTATGGGAATAGTTTCGGAAAAAAAGTTTTTGACAGACGAAGAAAAAAATACATTAAAAGAAATTCAACAAAAAACCCAAGTTTTAATACTTGAATTAGGTGAAATTGAATTGATTAAAATTCAAATTGAAAACAGACATCAAACTGCTAAAGCATTTTTAAATGAATTGTCACTAAAAGAAGAAAATTTTAATCAATTAATTGTTGAAAAATATGGCAAATCTAATATCAACCCAGAAACTGGTGAAATCACTGTATTAGGGTAATTTAATTTGAAATACACCATATTTATAATAAAATAATATATTACAATGGCAGAAACAATTGTATCACCTGGTGTATTAGCAATAGAAAATGACCAATCCTTTATCACACAAGCTCCTGTACAAGCAGGTGCTGCTATTATAGGACCAACAGTTAAAGGTAAAGTAGGTATCCCTACATTAGTAACCACATTTGGAGAATACCAAAATAAATTTGGAACTACATTTTTAAGTGGAAGCCAAACCTACACATACCTTACATCAATTTCCGCTTTTAATTATTTTAACAGTGGAGGAACATCACTATTAGTTACTCGCGTTGTAAGTGGTAGTACAGTAACTGCTTGGACTTCTGCAACATCTTCATTCATCTCATCATCTGCCCATGCTGCAGGTGCTCCTTATAATACAGATGTGTTTGTTTTAGAAACAATATCCGAAGGAGAAATAACGAATAGTACAGGCCCTACAGGGTCTAATGGAACTTTATTAAGTGGCTCAGCAAATAACTTTAGATGGCAAGTAGTATCCCCAGATATTAATTCAGGTACATTTACTGTATTGATTAGACAAGGAAATGATACTACAAATGCTCCATCTATTTTAGAAACATGGGGTCCTGTATCTTTAGACCCATTTGCTAGCAATTATATTGAAAAAATAATAGGCAACCAGGTTGAAACTATTGCAAATGACCCAACAACTGGTGAGTATTATGTCCAATTTTCAGGAAGTTATCCAAATCAATCAGCATATGTTAGAGTTAAACAAGTAAACCAAACTACTCCAAATTATTTTGACAATAATGGTAACCCTCAAAACCAATTTACAGGCTCTTTACCTTTAGCGGCTAGTGGATCGTTTGGAGATGGTAAAGGAAGTAATATCCCTACAGGTGTTGCTGGGGCATATTATGAAAATATTTCACAAACCAATATTCAAGGATTAACTTCAGCATCTTATGTTGAATCTATTTCTTTATTAGCAAATAAAGATGCTTATAGTTATAATTTTATAACAGCCCCAGGATTAATAGGAAATTCTTCATACCATTTTAGTACAGTTCAACAATTAATTACTATGGTTCAAAATAGAGGAGATGCTATGGCGATAGTAGATGTTGTTGGATATAATTCAAATTTAATCCCTGTAACTACTGCAGCAAGTGCTTTTGATACTTCTTATGCAGCAACTTATTGGCCTTGGCTTAAAACAATTGATCCTAATTCAGGACAACAAGTATGGGCACCTGCTTCTACAATGGTTCCTGGAGTATATGCTTTTAACGATAATGTAGCTTATCCTTGGTTTGCACCTGCAGGTATTAATAGAGGTCTTATGCCAACCGTTACTCAAACTGAAAGAGTATTAACTCAAGGAAACAGAGATTTACTTTATCAAGGCAATGTAAACCCAATTGCTACATTTCCTGGATCTGGAATAACCGTATTTGGACAAAAAACATTACAAAAGAAAAAAAGTGCTTTAGATCGTGTGAATGTGAGACGTTTATTAATTGAACTTAAAAACTACATTTCTCAAATAGGTGATACATTTGTATTTGAACAAAATGATGCTGTTACTAGAAACAATTTTGTAGCAGCTATTAACCCATATTTAGCTTCTGTTCAACAACAACAAGGTTTAACAGCCTTTAGAGTAGTAATGGATGAATCAAATAATCCACCTTCAGTAGTAGACCAAAACCAACTTATAGGTCAAATTTATTTACAACCTACTAGAACTGCTGAATTTATCATATTAGACTTTAACATATTACCTACAGGTGCAACATTTCCTGCTTAGTAATATATTTTAGAAAAAAAATTAATATTTATAATAAAAAGATAAAATGGCAAATTTTACAACTTCTCCTGGAGTAGCAATTAGCGAAATAGATAATACCTTTTTAACTGGACAACCAGTTCAAGCAGGTGCTGCTATCATAGGACCAACAGTTAAAGGTCCTGTAGAAAAACCAACCCTAGTAACCTCTTATTCAGATTTTCAAATGTTATTTGGAGATACTTTTATTAGTGGTGGTAATGCTTATTCATATTTAACTTCAATTGCTGCTTACAATTATTTTAATTATGGAGGAACTTCATTATTAGTCGCTCGTGTAACAAGTGGTTCTTTTACTCCTGCAACATCTTCGTTTGTTTCCTCATCGGCTCATGCTGCTGGTGCTCCTTACAATACAAATGTATTTGAATTAGAAACTATTTCTGAAGGGGTTATTATGAATAACTCAGGCCTAGAAGTTTCTGGATCTTTAGTTTCAGGAAGTAAAGAAAATATAAGATGGGAAATTACCAATTCTAATACTGGATCAGGTACATTTAATGTATTAGTTAGACGTGGTAATGATATAACTTCTAATAAAGTTATATTAGAAGCATGGAATAGTCTAACATTAGATCCAAATTCATCTCGTTTTATTTCTCAAGTAATTGGAGATCAAAAATTAAACTACAACTCAGTTACAAATCAAATGGAGTTATCTGGAAGTTATCCAAATAATTCAAAATTTGTACGTGTAAAAGCAGTAAATCAAACTACACCAAACTTTTTTGATTCAAATGGGGTAGCAATTCCGGCCTTTACTGGATCTATTCCATTAAATGAAAGTGGTTCTTTTGGAGGAGCTACGGGAACAGTATTACAATCTTCTGCTATTAATTTTTATGAAAACATAACTACTCAAACACAAGGATTAATAGGGAGTGATTATGATGACATGATTGCACTTCTTGGAAATCCTGAAGCATACCAATTCAACCTACTATTCACCCCAGGATTAGTAAATGATGTTACTGGTCATACAGGTCAAATTTCTAATATTATTAATAATACGATTGCTAGAGGTGATAATATGTTTGTAGCAGATTTAGTAACATACGGAAGTACAGTTTCTCAAGCTATTACTCAAGCTCAAACCCGTGATACTTCATATGCTGCTTCATATTGGCCTTGGGTTCGAATCATTGACCCAGCAACAGGAAAACATGTTTGGGTACCAGCTTCAACGGTAGTACCAGGTGTATATGCCTTTAACGATAGAGTATCTGCTCCTTGGTTTGCTCCTGCAGGTATTAATCGTGGTGGTTTAAATACAGTATTACAAGCAGAATTAAAATTAACTCAAGCAAACAGAGATGCTTTATACGCTAATAATGTTAATCCAATTGCAACATTACCTAAACAAGGTGTTGTAGTATACGGACAGAAAACATTACAAAAAGCACAATCTGCTTTAGATCGTGTAAATGTGCGTCGTTTGATGATTGAATTAAAAGCATACATTCGTCAAATTGCTGATACAATAGTATTTGAACAAAATACAATTCAAACTAGAACTTCATTTATATCAAGAGTTAATCCATATTTAGAAGCTATCCAACAAAAACAAGGATTATACGCTTTTAAAGTAGTAATGGATGATTCAAATAATGGACCAGCAGTAATTGACCAAAATCAACTAGTAGGCCAAATTTATGTTCAACCAACACGTACAGCTGAATTTATTTCTTTGGATTTCATCTTGTTACCAACAGGAGCTGAATTCCCAGGATAAAAATTTAAAATTTAGATATTTATAATAAAATAAAAATAGAAAACAAATGGCAATTTTAAATCCAAACGAAATATTCTACACAGCGTTTGAACCAAAACAAACAAACCGTTTTATCCTTTATATGGATGGAGTTCCTTCATACCTAGTAAAAGGAGTAGGAGCTGTTTCTTTAACCCAAACTGCAGTTGCTCTTAACCACATCAACGTTCAACGTTATGTGAAAGGAAAAACAAAATGGAATACTATCCAGTTTACTATGTATGAATCAATTACTCCTTCTGGTGCTCAAGCAGTAATGGAATGGGTACGTTTAGGACACGAATCAGTAACAGGTAGAGATGGATATTCTGACTTCTATAAGAAAGATATTACATTCAACGTTTTAGGTCCTGTTGGTGATATCGTTTCTGAATGGATTGTTAAAGGAGCTGTTATTACTGAAGTTAACTTTGGAGATTATAACTGGGATGACGATGGAACACCAGTAAACATCCAAGTAACTGTTCAACCTGACTACTGTATCTTGAACTACTAATATTAGGTTAATAATTTATCAGGTAAAGCTCCAAAGAAATTTGGGGCTTTTACTCTCTTTTTATATATTAAAGCTATGAAAACACTTAAAACACTTTTATTTGTACTATTAACTAGCTTTGTTTATAGTCAATATTGCCCATTTTTAGGACCAGATCAATATTTACCTTGTGGTACAAACTCAACAACTTTAACCGCAGATTTAAGCCAATGTATTGTAGGTAATAACCCTAATCAAACTACAAACTATAGTGTAGCTAACATACCATATGTGCCCCAAACTAACAATGGATCATTAGTCCAAGGTAATAGTATACGGAGATAAAAATACAGATAAAGAAACATTAATTAAAGGAAATGTTACCCTTATTAGATAATGCAATATTTATAATAGTATGAAACTGAACCACTTACGTACTTTAGTTAAAGAGGAACTTAATAAAAAGTTAAACGAGGAATACCAAGATAAATATAAAATGGTTGGTATGATTATAACTAACATTAAAAAACGCCCTCAAAAAGAAATATTTTCTGATATCCGTTCAATCCCAGGAGTTACAGTAGCATCTTCAAAAGAACCTATGGAATATAGTGCACAAAACACAGAAAAATTTCAAACTATCTTAACTATCAAAGTTGATGGTCATCCTTGGATTGCAAAAGGTGGTTTTGATCGTTCAAAAATGGAAGAAATTCGAAAAGAGATATTAAAAGTAGATGGAGTTTTATCATATAATGTAAATCCTGATAACATTTCTGCTCTTTAACATATGTATATAAGACAATAAAGTTATATTAAATAAAAATTATGAGTGAATTTAAATTACCAACTGAAACAGTTGAGTTACCATCAAAAGGCTTACTATATCCTGAAGATTCTGAATTAGCAAAAGGTATTATTGAAATTAAATACATGACCGCTAAAGAAGAAGATATTCTTACAAACCAATCATATATTAAAAATGGTACTGTATTAGACAAATTAATAAAATCATTAATTGTATCAAAAATTAATTATGACGATTTGTTAGTTGGTGATAAAAATGCTATTATGATTGCTGCTCGTATTTTAGGATATGGTGCTGAATATACTTTTAATTATTTAGGCGAATCACACACAGTAGATTTATCTCAAGTTGAAAATAAACCACTTAAAGAAGAATTATTTATAAGTCATATAAACGAATTTACTTTTACACTCCCTAAATCAGGTAATGTAGTTACATTTAAACTTTTAAGTCATAAAGACGAACAAGATATTACACGTGAACTAGAAGGTTTGAAAAAAATCAATAAAGATGCTTCTCCTGAACTTTCAACACGTTTAAAATACCTAATTACCTCAGTAGAAGGAAAACGAGACAAAAAAGATATTCGAGAGTTTGTCGACAATTATCTTCTCGCCCAAGATTCCAGGGCATTAAGAGAATATGTTAGAGAGATTCAACCCGATGTTGATCTAACTTTTTTTCCCGACGGGAGTAATGATAGAATCAATATCCCAATTGGGATTAGCTTTTTTTGGCCTGACTACTGATACAATATTGCAATCTAGAACTGCAATTTTTAAACAAATACATCAAATAGTTTTTCATGGAAACGGAGGATATGATTGGCATACCGTTTACAACATGCCAATTTGGCTTCGTCGTTTTACTTTTAATGAAATTAGAAAACATTTTGAAGAGGAAAATGAAGCTATACAAAAACAATCTAGAGGAAAAAACTCAAATTCAAAAACTGTAATTGATTCAGATGGTAAAGTTAAACTTCCAAATTTACTCCAAAAACCTACCAATAACAAACACCCTGTTAAATACGGCTAAAAATATTAATATTTAATATTTATAACAAAATATTTTAAATGGGAGCATCAGAAGATTTATCAAATATAAATAAAGAAATAAATTCTATTCGAAAAGAATTAGGAAGAAAACCTCTCCAACCTTTTAAATTAGAAGATCTTGAAAAAGCTAAAGAATCATTAGCAGGATTAAGTGCAGAACTTAGAGAAATGAGTTCTGATTTAGATTATATTTCTAAATCTTTTAAAGATAGTGTTAATGAACTCTCTAAACAAAATACATACCTTTCAGATGCTAAATCTTCTCTTAGAGGAATATCAAGTATTTCAGAAAAAATATTACAATATAGAAAAGGAGAAACATCCTTAAGTGAAAAAGAACTTCAAAATCTTCAAAAACAAGCAAAAGCTAAATTTACCTCATTACAAAATTCTATTAGAAGTGGCCAAATAACAGGTAAAAATCTTAAAGAAGCTCAAGATTCTTTAGATCAACAAGATAAATTTAATAAATCACTTGATAGAACAATAGAACTTAATAAAGAAGTTAATAAAGAAATAGGTTTACTTGGAAATGGAATAGGAGGAGTATCAAAATTATTATCTAATATGGGATTTGGGGATTTATCCAAACCCCTTCAAGATGCTGTTGATAAAACTAAAAACGCTCGTTTACAACAAAAATTAAATAATGATGAAGTAAAAAAATTAAAGAAAGAATATGCTGGATTAGGTGTACATGATTTAGAAAAGAAAAAAGCATTAAGAGATCAAATGGCTTCTTTAGCATCACAAAATAAAGAACTTGGCTCCCAAACAAGTAAATATAAAAATATAGGTAATGCTTTAAAAGGTCAACTTACTAGTTATAATGCTATTGATGCTATAATAGTAGGGTTAATAGATGGTTTTAACCAATCCCAAAAAGGAATTGGGGATATGGCTAAAGGTTTAGGGATGTCTGCTACTCGATCCGCAGATATGAGGCATGAATTTGCAAATATAGCTAATCTTTCTATGAATGCTAATCTTACTGTAAAAGATCTTCAAGCTTCACAAGTAGCGGTAGGTCAAGCTTTAGGTAGCAATGCTATGCTTAATGAAGCAGATTTAGAAACTATGACTGATATAGTTGAAAAAACAGGTCTTCAACATAGTGAGTTAATGGGAATTGAAAAACTGTCCTTAGCAACTGGTACTAGTTTAGATGATAATGTTAAAAGTGCTTTAGGTGGTGCAACAGCATTTGCAAAGCAAAATAAAATGGTTATTGATAATAATAAAGTTTTAAAAGAAGTAAATAAAGCATCTGCATCTTTAAAATTATCTTTAGGAGGAAGTGTTAAGGAATTAGGAAAAGCAGTAGTTCAAGCCCAAAAGTTTGGTTTAAATTTAGAACAAGCCGGAAAAATGTCATCTAGTTTACTTGATTTTGAATCATCTATTGAAAATGAATTAAGTGCGGAATTATTAACTGGTAAAGATTTAAATTTAGAACGCGCTAGAGGATTAGCTTTAAATGGAAAAACAGCTGAAGCAGCTGCAGAAATTGCTGCTCAAGTAGGTTCATCTGCTGAATTTGGAAAAATGAACGTTATTCAACAAGAAGCTATTGCAAAAGCTATTGGGTTAGGTAGAGAGGAATTAGCAGCTTCATTAATAGAAAAAGAATCATTAGCTGCACTAAATGCTAAAGAAGGAGAAACCGCACTACAAGCATATGAAAACTTAAAAAAACAAGGATTAACCCAAGATGAAATAATAGATAAAATAGGAGAAGAAGCAGCATTACAACTCGAACAACAATCAGCTCAAGATAAATTTAATAAATCTGTTGAAAAATTAAAAGAGATATTTACCCAAGTAATGGATGCTTTAGCTCCTGTATTTAGTGGTTTATCTAATATAGCTACTGTTATAATGCCTGCTATAAATTTTATGCTACAGCCTATAGTAACAGCTTTTACGGGTATGGGAAAAATTCTTACAGGAAGTTTTGATACTTTAACTGGGTGGCAAGGAGTATTAGGAGGTATATTAACTATATGGGCAGGTATTTCGGCCTATACTAAACTAAATGCTATGAGAGTAGCAGGTATAGCAGCTATAGAAGGTACTATAGCTCTTCATAAAAGAGCCCAAAATATGTTGGATTTAAAGGGATTCGCATTAGGTAAAAGTAAATTAGTGCAATTAGCAGCCCAAGCAGCTTTATGGGCTTTAGCAAATCCACTTACCGCTTTAACTATAGGATTAGCAGCAGGAGGTGCTATATATGCAGCATCTCAGTCTTATATGAAAGATGGTGTAATTGGTCCTGGTGGAGAAACTGTAGTATCTGGACCAAAAGGCTCTATTCAAGTAGATAAACAAGACTCTATGATAGTAGGTACAAATTTATTTGGAAACGACATTAAATCTGAACCGGGTAAATCTACCCAAATGGGTGGAAAAGGTGAAATTAAATTGGGAGGTGATTCTTCAGCAGTAGTAAACGCTATTATGGAATTAAGAAAAGACGTAAACGCTTTAGCTAATCGCCCAATAAGTGTAGCTATTGACGGTAAAAAAGTAATTGAAGCAACAACAGGTGCTCAACCAAACACTCAAGGAGACGAAAATAGAAAAAATAGTTACAAAATGTCTTAATACACAATATTTATAATAAAATAAATAACCATGGGAATCTTAACTAAATTAACAACTCAAGGATCTGCTTTTACAGCATATGATGGTACTACTCCAACTGTAAACCCACTTGCAACACAGCAATCTAAATTACACACTGATGGAAACCAACCTGGATATTCCTTAAATGGTGCTAATGCTAATCAAGTAACAGCAGACTATAATGCATATCAAGATGGCACACCAAACCAAATTCCACTACCATCACTATTAGATATAAATGGAATTATCCCTCCTGTATCACCAGGTGGGCAAGGTTTACCGTATTTAAATAATTTACCTGGTTAAAACTAATTAAATGGGTCTTTTACTGAAATTAAATAATGGGGATACCCAATTAAAATCACTTAAATTTGGTAAAGACAGGCCAGGAGGGGGAGATAGTGGACAACCTTTTATTCCTCAAAACATACAAACAGGTATTCAAAACCCTGCGTTTTATAACGATTTTGTATTACGTGGAGGAATTGAAGCCCCTTTAAGTGCTGCTGAAGACGTTGCTCGTTTAACCAAATATTTTATAAACATAAAAAACCCTAGCGGGCTTTTATTTACAGCAAAACAAAACCTACTTTCTCGAGTAGGAACAAAAACTGAAGCATCTAAAGGTTTAGGTTATGCTGGAGGTGCTTTAAACGAAGGAGCATATACTCCATTATCTACATTAGCTGAAGCTGGAATAGTATGGGCTGGAGGTCATGTAAACAAACAAGGTTTAGACCCTACTGGTTTATTTTCAGCAGCTTCTATCAACAAATACCAAGATGTTATCTCCCAAAATCAACTTACTGGGAGAATTGATCTAGAAAATAATAGATTAGTTAGACTTTCTACTTTAATCCCAATAAATAGGGAAATAAACAATTTTGCAAATGTTGTAGAATATAGATTAAACCCCCAATCAGAAAATGATGTTTTAATTTCTTATGGAGGTGGAAGTGATTCTGTTTTAGGAATAGGAAAAACTAAAATTAAATTTGCAACTGGAAACGACGGTGTTCCTTTAAAAACATTATCTCGTACTAGACCAGGCAATTTTTCACCAAAAAATTATTTAGTAGGCAAACAATATGACCCAACTAACCAGGATAAATTTCAGTTACCTATTAATGCATCTTTAACTTATAACAGTTTTATAACAGACTTTTCTACCGACTATATAAACTACGATTTAATTAATAATGGATTAAATTCATATCAAGAAAATATCATAGTAGATGTTTACGAATCTGGATCACTTAAAAGTAATAGTAATATAGGAAAAGGTTCTTGGACACAACAAAATTTTGTTAATCAACCTCGTAATACAGATTCAACTACATTAGAGGATTTTAGAAAAATATTAGATCCAACAGGAAATCCTCAATATACTTTTTTAAGCCTTTCCCCAAGCTATAAAAGATATATGATAGAAGCTGATGCTGCATCAACTTCAGCAGGAGCTCCTGGATATGGAAGAATAGGTTTACGTAGTCCTGGACAAAAAGGAAACATTTCAGATTATGTTCAAGGTAAAAAAGATCCTGCAGGAAATAGATTAGGTCCTGTTGATTTTATTAATGCATTACCTATATACAAATCTAATGTTGTAACATCTAAAAATGAATATAAAAATGATTTAATTAAGTTTAGAATAGATATTTTAGATAATGATGCTAATACTAGATTTTTTATGCATTTTAGAGCATTTTTAGATTCTTTTTCAGATTCATACGGTGCAGATTGGAAATCTTTAGATTATATGGGAAGAGGAGAAAAATTTTATAAATATGGTGGGTTTTCTAGAGATGTTAATGTTTCATTTACTGTAGCAGCTTTATCAAAGCAAGAACTTATACCAATGTATAAGAAATTAAATTATTTAGCTTCTTCATTAGCCCCATCATACTCAAGTAAAGGATATTTAAGAGGAAATATTGCATATCTTACAGTAGGAGCATGGTGCTATGAACTCCCAGGAATAATTAATAGCATAGAATATTCAGTCCCTGAAGAAGCTCCTTGGGAAATAGCAATTCCTATTAAAGATGAAAATGGTAAAGGGGTTGGAACTCAATTTGATGACGATACTGTAAGAGAAATGCCTCATATGATAAAAGTAACTATGAAGTTTACTCCTATTCATACCTTTAGACCTGAAATTATGGATATTAATACTAATAAAAAAGAGATTGATCAAACTGATAACCCATTAAATGATTCTAACACATATGGAGATCAAAGATATATTAGTCTAGAAACCCCATACAACCTAATCAAACAATCTCCTGATCAACCTATTATGATCCAGTTAAATGATGGAAATATAATCCCAATCCAATCAGCTGTAAATTCAAATACAATACTGTCTACTCCTACACCTCCAAACCCAGATTTAGCTGTAGGTAATCAAGATGATTTAGTTATATTTTAATAGCATATGAACAGATATCAACCCATACCAATTATAAACACTATTGAGGATCCTAAATTAAGATATGTTAATTCAAAATATCCTTCAATTTCCCTTGATTCTACAGACATTTATGTGTATACTACTCAAGGAGACAGATATGATGTTTTAGCTCAAACGTATTATGGTGATTCCTCATATTGGTGGGTAATTAATAGAGCAAATCCTTCTCAAGATGCTGGATCTTTATTTCCTGCAATAGGAGCACAGATAAGAATCCCAGCTTTTGAAAGATTGTTTAATATAATATCTCAATATGAAGCATTAAATTTAAATATATAAGTTATGTCAATAATAGGACAGGAAATAGAAAGTTATACTGTAAGTCAAATTAATGCAAGACAAAAGTTACATGGAAGTGGAACTTCTACTAGTAGAACACCACAACAAATCAGTGTATTAAATTCAAATACTTCTTGGGTAAAATTAGCATCTGGTGTTAAAATTGATAAATCGAAATTAACAGAATTAGGATTACCTACTTCTCTTGATGGGATGGAGTTGGCAAAAAATAATGTTTTATTCGGAGGGACTTCTAAACTAGTAGGAGGAGAAAGACTTCAACAAAAAGAAGGATTTTTACCCTACCAATCCAATAGTTCATATTCACATGGAGATTTTGGATATTCTCCTATGCCTGGAATTATAAGTGCTGATATAAAAGCATTAAATAGGGGTTCATTAAAAAAAGCTACTGTTAGATTTAAAGTACATAACAAACAACAATTTGATATAGTTGATGTTTTATACATGAGATTAGGATATACTGTTCTACTTGAATGGGGAAATAGTATGTACACTTCTAACGGTACCGATAGACAATTAGTTCAACAAACCATTGTAGAAGATTCAGTAAGATTTTTTAGTTCAGGATATGAAAAAGGAAAGTCTTATAGAAACATGCTTCCCGTAATAGAGTTTTATCGAAATAAATACCAAGGAAATTATGATGGATTACTAGGTAAAGTATCAAATTTTAATTGGTCTTTTCAATCTGATGGGTCATATGATATAGAAATTACCATAATAAGTTTAGGTGATGTAGTTGAGTCTTTAAAAACTAATATTTCATCAAATAAACAATTAAGTGGATTCATTGAAAATACCCTTGCTGCTAATCCTTCAGGAAGTGGAGAAGAAGGTAATAATCTTGTTGAAGAAAATGCTGACTCTAATGATATAGCAGCAATGCTATATTGTTGGAAATATGTCAATAAAGACAAATTAGCATATGAATCATATGAAGATAGCATTTATATAAAACGCCCAGATGATGCAGGAGATAGATTTGTAGGAGCATTTCTTGAAACTTCAACTACTCTTACTGCTACATCTGTTACATATAGATTTGCTTATTTAGCTTATGGATATGATACAGAAATATACCCAGACTTTAGTAGTAATTCTTATTACAAACCTGTTGAAATATCTTATGACATTAGTGCTTATCCAAACCACGAAGAAGAAGCTATAAAAGAAGCTAAAGCAAAAAGTGATAAATTAAGAACTGATGGAAAAACTCCATTAAGTTTTGTTAATCCTGATGGTGATAAGGATTATAAAAGAGTTTTAGCAGGTTATGAAAGTTTAGGGAGTAAAAAAACAACTATTGATAGTCCTTTAACTAATTTTAATAAAAAAGATGCATGTTTTATAAATACTGAACCTGATAAGCAATTTTATTTAAGATTTGGAGCTTTATTAACATATTTAAAAAATAACATTATTCCTAAAGTAAATACATCTAATTCAAATTACAACAATAAACCACCTATTTTTAATATAAATACTGATGTGTATGGAAATGGAAATTTAGGTAACTATATGTACTCTTTACCAAATCAAATTTCTTTAGACCCAAGAGTTTGTATAGTAAGAAATGATAAATTTCAAACTACTAGTGGGATAACAGAAGTATACAAACATTTAAGTCCTTTTAGAGCTGAAGATTATGCAGAAAATCCAAACCTTAATAAGGCATATATTATGAATATATACTTAAATTTTAATTTTATAATAGAGTGTATAAATAATAATTTAGATGAAAAAGGAGATATTGGAATATTTGGATTTTTAAAAGCAATATGTGATGGTTTAAATAAATCTTTAGGAGGAATAAATAATTTAGAACCCATAATTAAAGAAGAATCTAATACCCTTTATATCCTTGACACCACCCCCATCCCAGGTTTAGGATCTCAAAATGTCCCATATACATTGCAGCTTTTTGGATATAATAAAAATATTTCTAACTTTGTAAGAAAAGTTGATTTAAAAACAGCAATCACCCCAGAATTTGCTACTATGGTTACTGTAGGAGCTACAGCAGGTGGATATGTTAAAGGAACAGAAGCTACAGCGTTTTCAAAATGGAATGATGGGTTAAAAGATAGATTTCAAGAAGAATTTATCCCTGGAAACGAAAATTCTGCTAAAGAAGGAGATGAAGATGAAGCTGCATCAAACTATACTAATAAATTTATATCAGTTAAAGCAGGTACTGCTTCTCGTTATGGATTTAAAGGAAATTTAGTTAGTGATGATGCAAAAAATCTTCAAATAGACCCAGGCGCTATTGAAAAAAATATTTCAGTTGTAACAGAATACTATAAATATTTAATTGCATCTCAAAAAAATCAACAAGGTGGAACTATTGGATTTATTCCGTTTAAATTGAATTTTTCAATGGATGGGATATCGGGTATAAAAATATACAACAAATTACACGTTGATACTCGTTTTTTACCTAAAGCATATGGAACTGAACTAGATTTAATTGTAACAGGAGTTAGCCATAAATTATCAAATGATGACTGGGAAACAGATATTGAAACTACATTAATTCCTAAAACAAATGAATTAAAAGATTTAGTTATTACAGCAGAAGCTATAATAGAAGATATAAACAATAATCCACCTACTAATACCTCTAGTAGTGCTGCAAGTAATGCTGCTTCATTAAAAGTAGAAGATTTAACTCAATTTGACAGAAAAATTCCTAAAGTTACTAACGGTACTGGTTGGGAAGCAGAAGCTGCTAATTTTATAGCTCTTAAAGAAAGTTTTTCCCCAACAGCAGCATGGGATATTAACCATTATAGAGGTGGATATGGATCAGATAAAGTCTATAAAAATGGTAAACTCGTTGAAGTAACAAAAAATACTACTTTTACTAAAGAAGAAGCAGCTCAAACTTTAGAAAAACATTCCATAACTACATACAGTACCCCAATAATTGGAGCTATTGGAAAATCTAATTGGGAAAAATTAAATAACCATCAAAAAGCAGCCCTAGTGAGTTTAGGATATAATGTTGGAGCATTTTATATGACTGCAAGAGGATATGGTAAAAAAATAGCAGCTGCTATTAAAAAAGGAGATTACCAAGAAGCTGCCCAAGGAATTTTAGATGGACCAAAAACCGCTGGAGGAGAATATCTTGCATCCCTAGCTAGAAGAAGAAAAGAAGAAGCCCAATTATTCTTATACCCAGCAAATAAATCTATATATTAATGTATTACCCAAAATCCCAAATTAAACCTAATTTATACACTAATGGTGGTGAATACATATTATTAACCACTAAACAAGATTATAAAGGATATTATTATGAAGTTTCTACAGGACAAAGATTTACAGGTAAAACTCCACAAGATGGACCAAATATTATATTGCTTATAGCAAATAAATCTTTATTTAAAAGTCCTTTACCAACAAACCCTGTAGAAAGTTTTCCTATAGAATTAATAGATGATGAGGGCAATTTAAATTATTTTAAACTTCAACCATCTCCCCTAAATATTAGAGCATTACCTCAACCAAACCCAACTCTCCCCACCTCCCAAGATCAACAAAACGGACAATTTACTAGATATTTCTGTAAACGAAACAATGACACCCAATATTTAGAAATCGATAAAGAAACATCCACCAAACTTCAATCCCATAACCAACAAATAGCCTGGGACTTATACACCCCAGTTTCTTTAACTTGGCAAATTACAGGTAACAAAAATCAAGTATATGCTTCAAATAGAGCATCCGCTATTGCTATAGAGCAAAACTTAAAATGGTATGGATTTTCTCAATACTTTCAAGACAAATTCTTAAAATATTACGTGGAATCCTAAAAAAAATTTAGTATCTTTAAAGCATGTATTGGCTTATAGAAGATCCTAAACACATAGACATTTTAGCAAGTATAAAACACGAAGTTGCTTATGTTGAAGTAATCCCTACTTCACACAACTTACATCCTGTTGAAAACGAAGTATGTGCTATTTACATTCGTCCAAGAGACGATTCTAAAGGATATATTATCCCAATAAACCATAGTGAAACAATAAATTCTACAATAGATGATTGTTTAAATGTATTAAACAGTATAAAAAATATTTATGTAAGGGATAGAAAGGAATTTCTACATTATTTTTGCCTTAAGCACTGCTACCAATACTCACCCTCCCCCCATACGTATATACCTCAACAAACAACGGCTCACACTTATATTTACAACAAATATTTAAATATACAACATTTAAACACAATAGTACCGATTGTAAAACACTATGAGGTATGTGAACAAAATTATGCTAACTTTAAGGGTGAAATAAACCCATTTTACAATAAAGCAGCACTTGTGTTTAATCAACTAGAACGAGCGGGTATTAAAGTAGATCCATTATTATTCGAGGAGTACTTCGGCCAACAAGTAGACGAATTTGTATACACGCAATACAATTTAAACACATTAACAACAAGACCATCAAATGCATTCAACACTATTAATTTTTCAGCACTAAATAAAGACAACGATGAAAGAAAATGTTTTATACCCCGTAATGAGAGTTTTATTGAGTTCGATATTTCTGCTTATCACCCTACCCTTTTGGCTAATCTTTGCGGTTACGACTTTGGTATTGACGATATCCACCTATCTTTTTCTAAAATGTATGGAGTCGATTATGCAAAAGCAAAAGAAATCACATTTAAACAGCTTTATGGAGGAATATGGAAGGAATACGAGACCTTGGACTTTTTTCGACAAGTAAAAGCATATACAGACGATTTGTGGAAAACATTTAACACAAACGGATACATTAAATGCCCTATTTCAGATCATAAATTTGTGAAAAATGATCTGGAAAACATGAATCCACAAAAGCTTTTAAATTACGTACTACAAAACTTGGAGACCGCAAATAATGTTCTTATATTATATGAGATATTTAAGATTTTGCGAGGAAAAAATACTAAACTCGTATTATATGTGTACGATTCGTTTTTATTTGATGTAGATGAAAATGAACCAGAAGTAATACTTAAAGTACTAGGAATATTTAACAAATATAAATTACAAGTTAAAACTAAAAAAGGTAAAAACTACAACGATATTAAATAAAAGTTATTATGATTTTAAAATATTTTAAACAAATAAAAGATACATTACTGTATTATGATTTCCAACCATTATTATTCTTTTGGATAACAAGTGATGTGTTAAATAATCAGGTCTTATGGACTACATTAGATTATTGGACTAAAGTCGGTCAACCATATACTTATTGGTTATACTTTGCCTATTTAATAGCTAGTATATCAATGATAATATCAATAAATAATACTAAATGGTTATCTAGGTTTGTATCATTATATTTAGTTTTATATTTATTTTCGACAATTAGATATGTTGTAAATATATTTTCAACTTTAGATACAGAACCATTTGTGATAACGGATTTTAAAAATTTATTAATTACATTCTTCTATGCAAGTATGTGGACTTGGATTTTATTTAAACTAAAACGAGAAGTTTTACATAAATCATTAAAAAAATGAGCGAACAATTAACTACAATAATAATTACAACTTTAACTGTAGCTGGTGGTGCTGGAGCTTGGAAGTTTTACGAGTTTTTAATCCGTAATAGGCGTGAAAAAGAAAAGGAAACTATGACTGAACAAAATATGTATCGTGATGATTTACGTGCTCGAGTTGAAAAATTAGAAGGAGATAAAGAATCTTGTCAAATTCAATTAACAAGTATTACAGCCGAATTAGCAGCTATAAAAGTTAAGTTAGATTTTATTGAACGTGAAAACGATAGATTATTAAGAAAATAACAAGATATGAAAAATTAC